GAAACTGAAACGGTTGGAATCAATGCCTGTTCAATCCAGTTCCACTTTTTTTCAATTCGCTCCGGATTACGGGTTTCTTCATCCGTATCGATATCATCAACCAGGATAAAGTCAGGCCGAAACGATTCGTTACGCGTTCCACGCGGACTCTGCCCGGCTCCCAAAGCACGGAAAGCACAACCTATCATTAAAGTAAACTCACCGGCTTCCCAACTTCCCGGTTTATCCTGGGCTCCGTAGTCGTTAACAATGCGCCGATTGTTTTCGAAGTTCACCATAAATGGCATCAATAACCGTTCGGCGTTATCCTGGCTATTCGATATTAGAAGTACATTTTTGATTTGGCCGGTTAAAGCCAACTTGGTAACCTCCATCATTGCCCGTGCCGACTTAGCCAGCTCGCGACTCCACGCTCTTACTTCGTACCAACGCCTATTTTTAAACAATCGTTTGGTTGCCTTTTTATGGAAGGGTGCCGGATTACTTTTATAATAGGTAGGAAAATAATATGCAAACCACGCTTCGTCATCGTCTTCGAGTCGTGCAATTCGTAAAAGCTTTTCAGCATGAGTCTCGTTATCATCAACAATTGTCGCTTCAAGTATACTCTTTTTGGTCGCTTCCCAATCGATCAGGGCATAACGTTCGTCAGGTTTAAGTCGTTTTGCCATTATCTCAGGTTGTCTTTAATAAAAGCATCGTACAATAAAGTAAACTCCTGGGCTTTTTTCAGGTCGAAGCGCCGCATCCAGTCAATGAACTTTTTACCTACCGAGACAATGTCGCTCACACCGATATCTGTTTCCATCTTGTCAATGGCATTGGCCAATTTACAAATCAGATCGGCTTCGGTAGTTGTTGCATAGCGGCGGTCGGGTCTATCGGCAATTACCTCATTAATGGCAGATAGTTGCCGGTAAAGGTTTTTTAATTGCTCTTCCTTGGTAATGGTAATCGACACTTTCAAGCTATCCCAATTATCGGCATTCGCCCATTTACTGATCGTTACCTCGGATACACCAATACGGCCCGCAATTTCTTTTTGGGTTAAGCTTTCGTGAATGAAAAGCATCTTAGCCAACTCGCGAAGCTGCTGCATTTCCTTTTTTGTACGTGCCATGATTAAAAGTTTGCCCGAAATGTACAATTAAACCGCGCGAAAAATCTAAAGCATATTAACTGTTAAAGTATTAATTATAAGGCTTAACACATTGTTTGGTTAAAGTAAAAGTTTAATGTTATTTCGATTCAAAATCAGCAGCGAACAATTAAAATAAATCAAATGTAAGCGATGTCTAAAAAATCATTTGTACTACACGACGATTCGAAAAACACCAAAGGTTTTAAAATGCTCACGTCAGGAGCAAATCTTGACGAGTTCACAAAGAATCCGGTCATGTTACTTATGCACAACGACTGGGACATGCCAATTGGTCGGTGGGAAAATATTAGAAAGGAAGGAACTCAAATACTTGGTGATCCGGTTTTCGATGATCAGGATAAAAAAGGCATTGAAGTTCAAGGAAAGGTCGATCGAAATTTCGTTCGAATGGCATCAATAGGCTCCTGGCCTCCTGAAGCTATCGAATATGAACCTGATCCGGAACATCCTGGAGAAAATATTGCGGTTGTTACCAAGTGGACGGTTAGAGAAGCTTCAATTGTAACAATTGGATCGAACCACAATGCGATGTGTTTTTACGATCGTGAATCAGGCAAACCGATTGACGTGAAAGATGTTTCTGAATTGATAAAATTAATGGACATAAAAACAGAAGTTAAACCAAAAATAAAAAAAATGGATGGATTGAATAAGATTCTGAATCTGGCTGATACGGCAACTGATGCCGATCGTGAAGCCGCCATCGGTTTGATTATTGCCGACCGTGATCGCCTTCAGGGTGAAAACGTTACGCTGCAAGATCGAATTGAGGAAATTAATGTTGCCGAAAAAACTCAACGTTCGGCTGACGCTATTACGCTGATTGACGGTGCAGTAAAAGAAGGCCGTCTGGATGCTAAAGGCAAAGAAGCCTTTGTAAAACTGTTCGATCAGGATTTCGATAGTGCAAAAGCTACTCTCGAAGCTATTCCTGCACGGTTGTCGGTTACCAAGCAGATTGAATTAGCAAAAGAAATACCTGCGGTTGAATTGGCCGATTTCCAGAAAAAGACATGGGACGAATTGGACAAAGCAGGTAAGTTGATTCAGTTGAAAGACAAGTTCCCTGACCTGTACGTAGAGAAGTACAAAACCAAATTTGGTGTTGAGCCTAAACTGTAATTGTAATTAACATTTAATCAATTTATAAAAGATGAAAAAATCATTTTCAAGAGGTTTAACCTCTATGCTTTATAACCTGGTTGTTTGTGCTTTCATCGCACTGGCTTCCGGTTTTAGTTTGCCTGCTGTTGCAGGTGTGGGCTTTGTCGGCAGTATGCTGATGCAGGGCGGTGGTGTTAACATGGCTATCCAGAAAGAAATCTGGATGAATAGCATTGTTGAAGGCCTGTTTGCCAATAACAGTTTTTTATCCAAAGCATTTAATGCTGATGAGTTTGTCAATGCAGGTAAAACGGTTCACATTCCCAATGCGGGAGTGGCATCGAGCGTGACTAAAAACAGGAGTTCATTTCCGGCTACTGTTACCAGTCGAACCGATACTGACTTAACTTTTGATTTGGATGAATATACTACCGATCCGATTAAAATAAGCAATGCCGAAACTGTTGAATTGAGTTATAGTAAACGCGAATCTGTTTTGAAACAGGATAAGGCTAAATTGATTGAAACCGTATCGAACGATTTCTTATTCAAATGGACTCCTGCATCTGGTTATGTGGTTCGTACTACCGGATCGGCTGTTGTTGCACATACTGCAAGTGCTACCGGTAACCGTAAGGCTTTAACTAAAACCGACGTGCTGGCTTGTATGAATAAATTCAATGGTCAGGATATTCCACAGGAAGGCCGTTATATGTTGATTGATGCCGTGATGTACGGACAATTATTGGAAAGCTTAACTACTCAGGAAGCAATGGCATTCCACAGTTTAGTTGATATCCCTAACGGTGTTTTAGGTAAACTGTACACCTTCAACATCATGATGCGTTCAAAAGCAACCATCTATACATCGGCTGTTGCTGCAAAAGCATGGACTACTGCCGGAGCTGCCGGTGATCTTGCCGCTGCACTTGCATGGCACGAAAACAGCGTATGCCGCGCCCTTGGTCAAACCGACGTATTCGAAGAATTAAATAGCCCTCTGTATTACGGTGATATTTACGACTTCTTAGTACGTGCCGGTGGCCGGCCAATGCGCTCAGGCGTTGAAGGCTTAACTGCCATCGTTCAGGATACTGCTGCATAGTTAAAAATATTGGTGATGTAATGTAGAGACGCGATGCGTCGCGTCTCTACAACATTATCTCTGAAACCACCTGATCATGAAACTATCTGAAAATTTTCTACTTGAAGAGTTGACATTAACATCAACAAGATTGCCAAATCAACCAAACGCTGATCAGCTTGAATCTTTAAAACAATTAACGATTAATGTCCTTCAGCCACTTCGGAATTTATTTGGCGATTCAATAACGGTAAATTCAGGGTTTAGGTCGGTTTCTGTAAATATTTCGGTTGGTGGTGTTAAAACCAGCCAACATCTAAAAGGCGAGGCTGCCGATTTAAGTTGCAACGATAATGCCAGGTTATTTCAGATTGTACGTGAAAACCTTGATTTTGATCAATTGATTTGGGAAGGTGGAAACGATAGTTGTCCAGATTGGATTCATGTAAGTTATAAGGTTTCGGGCAACCGTAACCAGGTATTAAAAATGAAATCAGGCCAATACACAAAGCTATGACCGAATTCATTCAGCTAATAAGTCTGGTCCTTAATCTGATTTTTGGTGGTGGTTTTTTGATCACGTTTTTAACATTAAAGGCGCAAAAAAAGAAAGCCGGAGCGGAGGCCAAAGGAGCTGAAGCAACTGCCGAAAGTACCGAACTGAGCAATGTATCGCAAGCGATTAAAATCTGGCGTGAAATGGCCGAAAGCCTGAAAGCAGAGCTCGAAGTATCCAGGTTAAAATACGATGTTGTTTTAGGTTCAGTTTTAAAGTTGCAAAAATCGGTTGACCGGTTGAATTGTACAAATGGTAAAATATTGCGTCTCCTGGATAAAATTTCTCACGAGAATCTGGAACGAACAGTCGAAGAAATTAAACTAGAAATTAATCATGCAGAGGAATAATATTTTTTTCATAGGGTTAGGTTTGTTTGTGGTGATGTTGTCCAGTTGCCGGAATAACCGGCAACTGGTAAAGCAAATCACGACCGATAGCACATCGGTCTCGTTCCGCGACGTTGAAAAAATAGTTCATATCGATGGTGATACGCTTTCAGTTTCAATGCAGGCTTCGACAAGCTCAGCCATCGGATCGCTCCCTGAGCGCGAAGCGGTCGAAGGGATTAGTCAACAGACTTTTATTCCCCAGGTTCAAATTTTGGAGACAAAACGCACAAAAGTTACAATTGAGCTCACTAAAACAGGTGAAATCAAGGCTACTGCTGTAAGCAAGGATATTGAAGAAAAAGTTACCGTTCAGGAAAAAACGATATCGAACTATAAAAGCGAAGTAACAGAATACCAACAAAAAGAAAGCTGGTTTACTAAAGCTAAGGCAGCGGTGTGGCGTTGGATTAAGGGTATTCTGTTTTCGCTTCTACTTATTGCCGCTATTGCAGTGGCTTTTAAATTGGGTTTCAATCCCTTTTCATTTTTGAAAAAATTATTTACTAAATCATAAAAAAATGGCAGTAGAAAAAAGATCAATTGGACTTTTGTCTATCGAAATCGGAATACCGGAGGAAGATGGATCAATGAGTACTACTCTGGCCGCGCTTGGAGTAACTTTTCAAGACTCGTGCGAACTGGCACAGGGCGAACCTGAGTTAATTGAAATTCCTTCGGAAGAAAACGACGATCCGGAAGAGTTGATCGTTGGTAAAGCGACCAAAACGTTAACCTGGGAAATCATCAATACGTCAGCAGATGTCTGTAAGGAGGCACTAGGCGGAGATATTACCGGGGTCGGCGATGCCGCTGTTTGGAGTGGACCTCGTACCGTAGGAATTATTGAACGCTCGGTAAGGATTAAAACCAAATCGGGTGAAACAATCGACATACCCCGCTTGCGCTTTGTAAATACCATCAACTGGAAATTCTCAAAGAAGGACGTCAATAAAATCAAGCTGAAAGGTGTTATTTTAACTCCTTTAAAAGCCGGATTAGCTCCAATCTCGAAGTACAAAACTGTTTAAAATGGATGCTACCGAGATACAACGGAAAGCAGCCGAAACGATCATCGAACGCGGGGTAAGGGTCAAACTACCCGCTCCGCGTTTTTTGCGTCTCCTGGGTAAAAAAACAATCAGCGTTACCATTCACCGGCCAACGCTCCGGACGATGTTCACAGCCCTGTCGTTTGCATTAAAAGAGGGTTTTTCGATCGACGGACTGGCAGAGGGTAAAACTGATGCAGCGCTGAAGCTGATCGTAAATCACAGTCAGACGGTTTGTCAGATCGTAGCCGTTCACTTGTTGAACGATAAATGGCTGATCCGGTTATTTTCAAGGCCACTGAGCCGGTGGTTATTTTCGAAGTTGAATAACGGTCTGTTGCTTGATATCTCTGTTACAATCGTATTGTTGAGTCGATATCAGGATTTTACGACTACTATCAGATTGTTCAAGGGTCTGACGATGAATCTGACGACACCGAAGAATCTGAGTCCGGAAGGCGAGGGGAGTCAAGAGGCCACACAATAGGTCTCAATAGCCCCTGGGGAATGATCTGGTCGATATGCGAAGCAACAGGATGGACCTATCAATATGTGCTCGATGGTGTATCCTGGATAAACATTAAAATGATGTTGGCCGATGCCCCAAAATACATTAGCAAACCACGTGAAAAAGCGAAAGAAATTACCACATCTGAGGAATTGGATGATTTTTTAGGATTGTAAACTTTAAAAGAATAACGATATGTCAACATTAAAAGATTTAGCAATAGTTGCAAATGTTAGTGCCGCTGTGCAAGTAAACTCAGAAAGCTGTGCAATAAGAGTAGTAACAAGCGCAAGCTCAACGATAACCGTTCAACGGTCGATCGATGGAGTCAACTTCACCGATATCCCGGATGTGAGTCTGGTTGTTAATGGCACTGACGAGATGAATTTGAACGGAATT